ACTCATCCTGCTAATACCTACGGGTATAACATCGATAAGATCCCCCCCTCTGTCACTGAGAGAGCGTACAGTAAATGGCTCGACAAAGCACGATCTAGTGCTGACATCGGCGCCGCTGTCGCTGAGGCTTCATCGGCCTGTGACATGATAGCAAAGCGAGCGATCCAGCTGAGAACCTTCGCAGGTCACCTCCGCCGGTTTGACTTCTCGCGCGCTGCGCGAGAGCTCGGGCTTTCCAGACCCCCAAAAGGGGTCTCAAGGAAGCACCAGTTCGCTTCCAACTACTTGGAGTTCCACTTTGGGTGGTCTCCTTTGGTTGGAGACGTCTATAATGCCGTAGACGTCTTGCAAAGTCCTCTAAACACCGCGACTCCTATGGGTCGCGCAGGGCACCAATACGAAAGTATTGACCCGCCTCCGGATGTCGACATCGGCCCTTGGGGTTCGAGAGTCGTCACTAGAGGTAGAGGCACTGTTCGCGTCTCCGCCACCGTTAAGGTGCGGAACGAGAACTTGTGGCTGGCGAACCAGTTGGGTTTGGTTAACCCCGCTTCGGTTCTCTGGGAGATTGTTCCTTTCTCGTTCGTGGTTGACTGGTTCGTTAACGTGGGAGATTTTCTCTCGCGGCCTACCGATCTAGCCGGCCTGGACGTGGATTACGTCTCTACCACACACTTTACGACAAGTAACACCTTGTCGAGCTGGGGTTGGGCCTACGGTTGGCAGTCCTTCATCGAATACATGAGTATTCGACGAGTAGCTGGCTTTCCGGAGTCTCCTCAGCTAGGCTTTAAAGTGTACAAGCCCGACAATTGGCGCCGTGCTCTCGCACAGGTGTCGTTGTTGACGTTGGCCCTTAAATAAGGCTATTTCCTTTCTTGGAGCTTAAATGCCCGCAATCGCCGACATTACCATCAAAAAGAATGATGGAACCACCGACATCGTGTACAACGCCGTCTCGCCCTCCGCTGGTGACACCGTGGCCGCCGTGTATCGACAAGATACCGCGTCTACGCTGCCTCCCGGCATGCGGCCTTCGCTTCGTATGAAGTCCCGAACCAATGGGACTGGTACGGCGCGAAACATCGATGTGCGCTTCGTGTACCCCTTCACGTACGTTGACTCGGCCACCGGCCGTACGATGAGTCAAGACGTGGAGTTGTTCGCGGGGTCGTTCATCATCCCTCAGCATCTCCCGCAGATCACGACCGACGAGTTCGTCTCTCAATGTGTGAACCTCCTTGGTTCGGCACATATGAAGGCGTGCTTGAAGGCCGGTTACGCGGCGACCTGAGGAGCCTTCATGAAGAAGACGTTCGATCATGAAGTTCGGCGTTTGGCCTCCTTAATTTTCAGGGGCCTCGGCACTCCTTTAAGCCTTTCGCTTGAGAAAGCGCTGGCTGACAGGAATTGGTCGTACATCGCGCAAGCGAGTGCAGACCCTGTGGATTACTCCGACGCATTTTCCTTTGGCAAGGATGCACTCGCGTGCTCTCTGCTGAAGAAATACCCGCATCTACCAGTAAAGATTGACCGTCGCAAGGCGGCTGTCGATACTTGGTGGGACGCGGAGCGAAAATGCTACGGAACGAATGAGC